GTTTTGTAGAAGTGATTGAGTCCGTTAGGAGTTGATGTGAACAAAATCTTTGTAGTATTACCAGATGATATTGTTGGGAATACAGAAGCAAAGAACTCGTCCCAGTTTTCTACGAACGCAGTCTCATCGATATATAGAAACGATATAGACTTACCTCGAATAGCAGAACTTGATGTACTTCCTGCAATGATCTTACAACCGTTTTCAAATTCTACTGATCCTTTGTTCCATTCTATTACTCCCTGTTGTAGCCACTTGGGCAAAGCTTCGTATGCGATCTTGATTCTGTCTAAAATCTCACGAGCCGCATCACCTTTGTTAGCTAGAAGCGCACAGGTTTTATAGTCGTTAAATAGTACATAATGTAGTATAATTGCAACAGCGGTAGTTGTCTTACCTGCCTGACGTGAAGTGTTTACTGTCACTCTTCTATTGTGAGTGATAGCTTCAGCGATTTCTTTTTGATAATCGTACATCTTTATGGGGATTAGACCATGATCTACGTGTACGATTTGAATGTATTTTTCTGAGAAGTATATAGGATCTTTTGCACATTTAAGAAACTCAGTGACCATATCCTGAGAGAACTCAATAGGAGTTCCTTTACGTTTTAGATTAACGTTACCGTTATAGCCTCTCTCTGATATACTACTCATCTGTTCTCATGTCCTTCAATAACTGCTGTAACTCAGCAGTTGATCCGACGAATAGGTTGTTGTTAACTTTACCATCAAATCGCTTCTCTTCGCTGGGCTTCTTCTTTTCCGACATATTTACCAAGTCTTTGTTGGCGTCTACTAGAGTTTTCATTATAGTAGATACCACTTCATAAGCACGAGGATGCTCAGATGCCTTAGCGACATCCAACATTTGTTCAAGTGCTTCAGTACCAGTCTCGATTATGTTATAGAAGTTTGTTCTTGCGTAGTCATAATCTTTATCCGCATAGTCAACGTTGGTAGATACCGTATCTGGAAGATTGTCCTTCTTTACTACGACATTACCTTCGACCACTTCATCCATAGGAGCAAGTCCTAGGCTATTACTAATTTCATCAATCATTATGTATCCGTTATTGTTACAATTTCTGCCCAATTGTCATCTATGTTAATATCTCCATAGGCAACACTATCTGCTAATACCGTCGTTGCTACGTTAGCGGCTGTCGATCCAGGTCTTACGTTTATATTCTCTTCGGCAGTAGTAGCTGTCGTATTCGTGAATATGTTTGCATCTGAGAACTTAATCAATCGCTTATTAGCGGTTGGACCAAAGTAGAATGCTTTCATACTGAAGTTTAACGTCCAAGTAAGAACTCTTCTAGATTGGAAGTCATTTTCATATGTGTCTTCTGTACTAACACTATTTAGGACAACTGGAATATCGACATAGAAGTCCATACTGTCTATCATCTTAACACTGACTGTTACATCAGGCTTAAAGTACGGTAATATCTGCTCCAGAATTTTAGTGCCATCTTCTGTGTACTTCGTCATTATGTTTAATTGGAAGTCTAGATCGTATGGAGCAGGTGTGTACAGCGTAGTTAACTGGCTATCATTGTCACTGATAGACTTACTCTGTCTAGTTAGTGACGGAAGTTTGCGTTGTGGGTTATACGTCATGCCAGTTATCTCGAAAGACATTCTAGGCAAAGTCATAGCAGGTGCGTCTAGATTAGGGTCTTGATCCAACCTAGCTAGTAGTTTTTGCATAGGCGCATAGTTGATTGGCACTGTCATTCTCTTAAGTTCAACGCCCGCATTGTTTTTGCGACCTATTTGAATGTCATTGAATAGTGTGCCAAATACTGCTACGTACCTGCGAGTTGATTGGTTATAAAAGTGTTGACCGAACATTAAAAGTTATCCTCACCGAATGGATTATTTTGCGAGAAGTCTACTATGTTATCTCCAAAAGTTTCTATTGTGGTATTATCTGCGAGTTCGTCATACTGCTCGACTTCGAGCTTAGATGGTAAGAATTCTACAGTTGCTCCCATACCCAAAGATGCAGTATTGATGTAATGTACGATAGTATTATTAGCCACTGTTAGTGTTGGTGTAATACTGACTGTTGCACCCGCATTTCCAGGTGTCCCTGTATAGACGATACTAGCTGAGGCTGAAGGAACTACGACACCCGTTAGAGGAGAGTTTGTAGTATAGAACGAGAGTGGATATCCAGCCATAGAACTGTGGCTCACATCAAACGTATAAGTCTCTCCCTTATATAATTGCAGTGTGGGCTGTTCTAGTAAGTCGCCTCTATCTTCGGTCTCTTTAGCGTAGTAGACACTGCTTCTAACTTCAATATCGAATGCAGTTGATTCTGAGTCTACAAATCTGTTAATAGCTTCGAAGTAGTTATCGATTGTCGCATCACCAGTATTGAATGTTTCTCCGCTGTACTCAAAGAGTTCTGCACGAAGATCATATGTCTGTAATGATCCTATTTGATAAAAGATTGCTTCATGCTCTACGTGTTGTAATTCAAAAAACTTGTTATTCAGTGGTAGATAGATTAGATCGCCTTCACGTGGACGATTGATTTCAGTGATCATGCCGATCTCTAATTCATACGTTCTTTGTGCCATAGTCATCGTAATCGAATCACGAATCTGTAGTCCAAACTTAGATAAGAAGTCTCCTTCTCCTTCAAAGCCGTCAACGTTCTTGACGTACATTTCTACCAAGTACGCATCCTTGAATGAAGGCAAATCATCTTCGTTTAGTATATCGTCTTCAGCTACTTTAGTTCTAGGCAAGTACCATACGTCTACACCGTAAATCTGGATAGACTCTACAACAAGATCCTCTATGAGCGATTGCTCCATAGAGTTACCGTAGTTCTCAAAGTAGTAATTTTTAGCCACTTGTATTTATCCTATCATGTCAACAACAGGCAAAGAGTAAGAAGATATCATTTCGTCTTCTAGTTTTTGAATCTCTTGTGCCGCATCATTTAAAATTTGCTCTCCGTTGAACTGAATATTACCAGGTAAGGTCATTCCGTTGAACTTAGTTATGTTAGCCCCCCATTGATACTTGATCTTAGCTGACGCATAACTTTGTAACCATCTATCTTTCCATACGTTACCATACGTTGTGGGCTCGACAACTTGATATGCTTCAGCAACCATCCATGTGCCTACTGCTAATCTATCCCAATCTGTATCAACGTGTAGTTTGTTTACGTGTCTATTGTATCGAATAGGCTGTGCGCCTACTAATAATTCTTCCATGAACTGCAAGTTTTGCATTGACATGTAGTAGTTAGTCATGTTATAATTAACCATATCATGTATGTTGTTAAGAACAAATTGATACTGAACATTAAACATACCTGAACTAGCTGTAATACTAGATCCAATAGGAAACAAGTTGACAACGCCAATGATATTCTCAGGCACTGTGATGTAGCCATTAGTTATATCATCTGCTGTAATCTGATGCTTTAGAAAAGTTCTTTCAGTTCCATCAAAGTGATAATCCCAGTAGTAAGATAATGCCTCGTCAACACGATCATCTATCTGATCAACATCAACGTTAATCTCGATAACAGGTTTACCTAACTTTCGTAAGCACCACTCTTTAAATTGTGTTCTTGTTGTTGGCTGTGCCATTTCTATCTTCCATAGTTAGTTTCTATAGTATTTATGCTTATCGTTTCGGTGCTAAATAGTAATTTTATATCAGCGGTTTGTTATTGTATTGGCCTATGTTTTGGTATAGATGACTTAACATTAGCTAATTTAGCAGTTGCAATACCTCCGTCCGCAAGAACGTCTCCAGTAATTGCTCCGGTTTCTATTAAATTGCCTGGTATCTTTGTGAGTGCCATATTGCTATTTATATCCTATTTTAATTAATGCTATTATTTATTCTGGTTTCACAGGCCATTCAACAGTATCCATGGATATATAAGTATCTGTAATATCTCTTAGTGTCTGTCGATACGGTGCATAAACAGCTTTAATAGAATCTGAAACATCATATGAACCAGCCCAAT